CGGTAAAAACTCCGCTCCAATTTCAGCACCTAACGCCATAAAGCTTCTATTTACAGAATCCATTGTATCTTTGTATTTTATGGTTGCATCTATGGCTTCATCAGACATTCCCATATTTAATTCTTTGAACTTTTTACGCAATTCATCGACACTTTTAGCCTGTCCATTTAATAACGGCATCATTTCAGAACCACTACGTCCAAATAATTCGTTTGCTAATTGTGCTTTTCTTGCGCTTTCTGGCATTTCTTGCAAGACTTTTACAATGTCAAAAAATAATCTTTCTTGTGATTTATATTGACCTTTTGAATCTTTTATAGATATTCCCAATGCTCTAAATGTTTTTAAAGCATTTTTATTTCCTGTTCTAACTTTATCTACTTGCGTTACTAATGTTTTCATACCCATTTGTAAACTTTCGATATTTGCACCGTTTTGAGAAAAGACATAATCCAATTCCTGAAAAGACTTGCGACTTAATCCTATTTTTTGGCTCATTTTATCTATTCTGTCGCCTGCTTCTACTGTTTGATTTGTAAAGTTTACAAGGCTATTAAAAGCTCCAATAACTGCATTTGCCATAATTTGAGCAGAAACCATAGCATTTGTAAATGATTTTTGCATATCCTTACTTAAATTTTTTGCCCTTTGGTGTAATGCTTTAGCTTCTTTTTCGGTTAAATTCATTTTTTTTGCAACTTTATCAAGTTGCGGACTGCATTTATCCTGTAATGCTAATATTAACCCTACTGTTTTTGCCATTGTCAGTTCCTTTTATTATTTTTTTTTCTTTGTCTATTTTACGCCATAAAGAGCTTTTATTTCTTCTGTTCTTCGTTCTGTTTGATATATCAAACTGGCTTTTAACATTGTTTTTTCTATTCCTGTTATGTTTAATAAATATTCTAAACTAAAACCTCTCTCAAGATAGTAGCTTATAAAATACAAATCACTATCTTGATTTATTGCTTTTTTATTTTTTCTACCATATCATCATCTAAAAAGCCGTATTTTTTCATAATAAAATTACCCAATGCTATAATTTCACTCATATTATTTTCTAATACTAAAGGCACAATATCGTAAGGCTCTTTTACTTCATATACCTTGTTTTCGTTCGCAAGTTTAAAAATAGGACAACAAGCATAAATTAAACGTATATATCTTTTATATTGAGATTCTTCTTGCTCACTAATTATATCTAAAATCTGTTCCTGTCTATTTTCTTCTACATCAATATCTGAATCTAATAATGCTGAATAATATGTATTTTTATTTAAATCTTTATCTATTAGATTCTTTCTTGCTAATATTTTTTCTATTGTTAGTTTTTTATTTTTTGTCATATTTTGCTCCATATTTTAATTAGTGTGGAAATCTTAATTAAAGTTTCCACACTAATATTTAATTTTCTACTAATCTAAATATTCGTAATCTCCTGCACTGAACGGCAATGTGTCCTGTGTAACTTTGCCTTTTTCAAAGCTGAATATATCAAATTCTGAAAAGACAATATTATTTATTGAGATTCGTTTAGTTTCGCCTGTATCAGGGTTTTCTACTTTTGCAACAAGGCTTATTGTCGGTTGTTGTTTGTTTTTGTATTTTTCAAAAATTTCGTTAAAAGCAAAATCAACCTTATACTTTGTTATTTCGCCCGATAATTCCATTCCAACAACTCTTTTTTGTGTTGCGAAACTGTCTGTGTCGTCCACATCCTCTGTTTTTACGCTTTGTTTAAAAGTAAATTTTTGTACTTTCAAAAGTTTATCGGTATTGTTCAGCCACACTTCGCCAACACTACCCGTCCATATTTGATTTTCGTTTGCCATTGTTTTCTCCTTTTTGTTTTTATTATTTTTGAATTTTTAGTTTTTATTCCTTTTGCTCCTGTGAAATCAAAGATTTCTACGTCGCTGATATTATGTTCGCCCTGCTTGTCTTTGCTTTCGCAAAGCCAACTCTGGCTCACACCGGCTCACGCATTAGAACATTTCAACAGTAATTTTCATGCCTTCCATTGCATCTAACATTTTTACGTCCATTGTTGCGTAAATGTATTGTTTATAAGTGTTTTTCTTTACTGTTTCGTCGTCCCAGTCTTCGGCTTCGCTCTTTCCGCTCGCAAGCCAAGCGTTTCGTTGAGTTTCTACATCAGTATAAATTTTGTTATCATAGTTCGGATCTAAAATTTCTATTCCTGTTTTTTCCAACTCTTTAATATATCCGAAGTTACAAGCTGAATAGAATAATGCTTGATTATCGTAGTGGTTTTTGTATTTGCCTTTATAACCTTGTCTGAATGCTTTGATTAAATCCTGTTTAATTCTTTGCATACCCTCTGCAATGGTTATAGACTTCATATCTTCCGTATGAGTGCTGTCTAATGTCTGTAATGTATTACAAGCGTTCGCAAGTCTTATGCCCTCTTCTTCATGATACAAGCATAACTGACCTAAAATATAATTATCTTCATCAGGCATTCCAACCGATTCAAGTTCCGTAAATAATTTATACGATACAGAGCGGTTATAAGGACATCCGCAAGCTACACCTGCCAAAATAGGTATTAACTGATATGCGGTTAAGTTGCTCTTTGTTCCGTCGTCGTTTATCAATACTGCGTTTGGGTTTTGGTGTGAAACTACGAACATACTGTCAGCCTGATTATTGTATGTCATACAGAATTTTTCGTTCGCTTTTGCATAAGCTACAATATCAGTTTGTGCATCTGAATCAACCGAACACATCCAGTCAAATTGTGTTTTTAATCCGTCGATAACTTCAACCACATCTGAAATTTCGTCGTTGTACTCCAAGCAGTAAACTTTTTTACATCCGCCGTTAAATAATTGTTTGATGTATTTTTCCAAAACTGCATCAGTTAAGCTGATTATTGCATTTTTATAAGTTTTTAGTCTGTGTGTGCCGGTAAGGTTTGTGTTTTTATACAAAAACAACATTCTCCCTTTGTCGCCCATTGTTATTTTATTCGCTACTATTTGTTTGAAAATTACTTCTATCGGTGTTTTTAAATCGTCTAAATTGTAATTTGTCGGCATTTTGATTTTTCCTTTCTTTTACCCTATATCTAAAATTTCCATTAAGTTATCGTTTAATTCTTCATTATAAGGATTTTCAACCTCTGCATCCTGATAAAAATTAAAATTGATACTATATACAACCGTGTATTCGTTTTCGTCAAAGTCTGACGACATTTCTTCCGCCTGTAAGTATCTCGTCTTTGTTTGTTTTTTTGCGTTTTTATATGTTATCAAAAGAGGTTTTTTGAATATCTGTCTTAATGAGGTTTCTTTTTCAGTTAAATCAATTAAAGTCTGTTCAGAACTGAAATAAACAATGTTAAAAGCTGTTTCCGTATTTATCGTATCGTTCGCAACTTCTCTGTCTGATGAATTGACATACTGAATATAAAAGCACGGCGCTTCAATATTCTTTAAATCCTTTATTCTTACATTCTGAAATGTCCTTAAAAGTGCGTACCTTATTGATTTATATATGTTTGCTGTCGTTATCATTTTCCCAAATTCCCGAAAATCGTATCATCCACAAACTGATACAAAAAATCGTCTGCATCTAACATAAATTGCGTTTTAAATTCTGTTTCCGCTAAATACATTACATATCTGCCTATTGTATAACCGTTAGGTATTCCACCTCTATTTGAGTGCCCTTTTTTCCCTCTTGGAACTTGTGCGTGTCCTAACTCGATTAAATGAGCATGTGGTGCATTATTATATTCTCTTATGCTTTTATCTTTTTCACCATAAATATATATTTTTCCGACTTCGAATCTCTGATGATATGATTTTTTCTTATCCCAGTTTTTCTTTGAACCTTTTGATGTTCCTACCTCTTTTTTAGCCGTCTTTTTATGGACTTTACGAAGTTTCTTCGCTTCGTCTTTTAAGAATTTGTCTGTTTCTTTCGGATATAATTCATTCGCTCCTAAAAGTAATCTCTTTTTGGCATCCGTCAATGAATCAAATATAAATCCGCTTTCCATTTTTAAACTCTTTCTGCTACGAAAACCTGTAATTCTTCATCCTTAAAATTGTCGTTTAAGGTGTACTGAATATCGTATTTGTGCGTTACTCCGCCATGTGTAAACCTTATTTCGTTTTTGTCCGGTGTCAACACAGGATATTCATTATAAGGATATGAAATTTTATGAGTTACATTCGTCATTACCGTATCTGCAGGACGGCCCGAAAGTAATCCGCCACCTCTGAACTCTATGCTTGCAAATATTTTCTTTTTGAACACATACTCCGTATCATATTCGCCCAAATCGTTCTCTGTATCGTTTTCGCCATTCTGTACGGTCTTTTCATATATGTCTATTAAATGTCTGTATTTACCTCTGTTTAACATCTTATGTTTCCGTTTCCGTTACCGTTTCTACTTGTGTTTGTGTTTCTGTTGCTGTTTCCGTTTCCGTTTCAAGTGTTCCCCTAGCACCTATATGTTTCACAAGTGAATTTAATGTAAAAGGCATTTCCGATACTGCTTTTTCGCTTACGCTCTCTCTGTTGTCGTAAAAATGTTCTACGCACATTATTACAGCCTGATTAAAAACCTCATCATTTGCACTGTATTCAACACCTGTCATTTGCTCGATATACTTTTTTGAAAGTCCGATTAAGTCCGTTAAATATGTGTCGTCAACTGTATGAGTTATTCTTAAATAGCCTTTTATCGTCGTTAAATCCGCTGTCAGCATTCTATTAAATCCTTTATATCTATTTTTTCAATATTTAAGGTTGAGTTTTGGTCCAACTGATAAATATTCAGATACTTTGTGCAAACATTCTCTAAATGTTTTCTAGCCCTAATCCGTTTGTTATCCGTCCAACACGCTAAATATGAACTGTCGAAATGTCTTGTATCTCTCGATAATTCAATACCTGCAAGAACTACATTCTTATATCCTTTTTTGTATGCCCAGTTCATAGCCATTGTCGGGGTATGAAAATAAAAATTTAACCTCATATCGTCTGTCGTAAATTCGGTTTCGCTTTTATTCACCAAATACAGCTCTTTGTTTTCCGTATCTTTTAAAACTCCGTATGCCCTTGTTTTCTTATTCTGAAAAAGTCTGATGTCCGTTATTACTGTCTGTTTTTCATCAAACAACTTTGGCTCAAAATCATCATAAAAAAAGATGTAGTCCGTTCGGTATATCCAACTGAATGAGTTTATCCCTATCGTCTTATATGTTTTAATGAGATCAGGGATAAACTCCCTAATCTCATTTATAAACATACTCCGTCCAAAGATTATTATTGTTTCTTTTGGGTTAAGCATTATGTTCCGCTTGCAGTTCCGATTTCTAGTACTCCAAATGCTTCGTCTAGTGCAACATTGCCGTCAACTAATCCCATTGCTCTATAAACAACATCACCGCTTCTAAATCCTGTTTCTCTTGATTCAGCGATTTCAAACGGTCTTGCAAAGTTTAAGTAGTAATATGAGAAGTCGCCAAAAATAATGTTACCCTCAGGAACATAATCACATAATACAACCGGATAGCCTAAAAGTTTACCCTCAAAGCGTCCGTCTGTTTCCATTTTGAAGATAGGTCGTTTTTGGTCGTCTTTTATCTTTTCAACTTCAGCTAATGTGTCTGTTGATAACATAAACACTGCATTTTGACGATAACCGCTTTTTACTGCTTTCTTAAGGTCAATTAAATCATCATATGCTAATGTTCCTGCTGTTTTTGCGTTTATTGCTGTTACTGCTGTTACAATACCGGTTGCCTGTCCTGAACCTGTACCATTGATAATTGCGTTGTCTAATGCAACTTTTACTTTCTTACTTAACATTCCTGTTAAGAAATCTTCAAAAGCATCTATTGTCATTGATTCAACTTCTGCAGTAATTGAAATTGTTTTAATCAATTTATACGCTTTCAATGCAACGTGTCCTAATTTGTCTGCTGAATCTGTTGAAGCTGAACCCTCTGCTTTCCATGATAAGTCTGCTGTTGTATCTTCAACAGGAATTTCAACGTTTCCGTTTATTGAAAATTGAGTTACTAAAGGTAATACTACCCCTGCATCTCTTAATTTTTCAACAATTTTGTTTAATGTTTGTGTAGGAACTGCATAACCTACTGAACTTGTTGCTGTTGTTAATGCTCTTTGTTCAATAACATTCAATTCTTTGTGTTGTAATGTTTTCAAGTATGCACTTCTGTATTCAGGTGTTGACTGAATTTCTGCTGATGAAGTTTCTTCTTTTACATCTGATTTTCTTACTTCAACAGCTGATGTTCTGCTCGGATTTGTTGCTAACATTGATGTAATTTCACTTCTTTTTTCGATTTCTTGTTTTTCTTCGTCCAAGCTACGCATTTCTTTTAATGCGTTTTCTAATTCTTCACCTTTTAATTCGTCAACTTTTGATGTGATTTCTGCTTGTCTTTTTTTGA